TTTGACAACGCCCGCATATCACAGTCGAGTGTGACACAACATCAATCGGCATTGACCATCGGGTGGTCACAAATTACGGGGGAACCAGATTTTGTAACTAATGGTGCAAACATTAGTTCACTATTCAATGATGTTGGTTATGTTACTTCTGGAACTTTGGGACCAACCGGAGCAACTGGTGCGCAAGGTTTCCAAGGCGTTCAAGGTGCAACTGGCGCACAGGGTTTCCAAGGTGAGGCGGGTTCCGGTGGAACTGCAACCAGTTCCCTGTCTGTAAGTGTTGACGGGGGTGGTTCAGCAATTACTGCCTCATCCATTACACGATACCTATATCAAGACTATACATTCACCCAAGCCGCTATCGTAGCGGATCAATCGGGTCAGATTGAATTTGGGGTGAACAAATATACGGGAGCCACTTTTGGTGGCTTAGGTGCTTCAACCGGAATGGGAACCGTGGGAATTTCCGGTGGGCTATTTATAACATCGGCAGTTTCTTTTGGGATATCTTCGGGAGAAGTTCTTGAGATCACCGTAACTGCCGCGACAAATGTTACCAAAGCAAACTTTACACTTTCACCATAAGGAATAACCATGCCAATCACAGCAGATGCCACAACCCAAAAGTTCCTCAACGAACGAATCCGACCACTTGCCGAAGCAGCCCGTGTCTTCTATGCCTTCGGTGTAGATACTGGCGTTGCCGTTCCAAGTTCTCTTGCCCAATTGTTCTCGTCGGGGGAAATCACCGTTGATTCCGAGACCGGAGCATTGGTCGCGACCAATCCGGATACTGTCATTGAAGATGGTCGAGCAAATCAAGGTATTACGCCAATCACAACTGGAGATCTGGTCATCATTCTCAACACCCTCTCTGGTGTGGTGTCGTCGATTGGTATGAGTGCAGAGACCCAGACAACACTTGTCAAGGCTTCTGTGCGTCCTATCAATTCACCGGGTGGTTTGGGGTAAGAGGGTAAACTGAATGACGACTTATTATGTCGATGGTATCAACGGAAGTAATAGTAACGACGGGCTGTCTAGTGGTTCCGCCTTTCTTACTATTGACTATGCGTTGACCATTGCATCATTGAGTTCTCAAATTTTGGTTCGGGGTAATACTTCATATACGGTAGATAACCCAACAATTCCCGAGGGTGTTGTCATCACCGGTGTATCAACTGATTGGTCAAATGATGGTACCCGTGTCTTGATCTCAAATGCTACATCGAGTACGGCATTTTTCACCGTGAGTGGAAACAGGTGCGGGGCTGCCAACTTTCAGACCGATGTAGTAGCAAGTGGTACTTCTTATTGGGTAGATCAGTCTGATGCGGTGTATATAACCTATTGGTCGAATATTGACTTTGACGGACAGTCGATTCTATCATCTATCTTCCGGTCAAATGTTAACGGTGCTACGGTGCGATTTTTTGGATGTAATTTCCAAGGATCTGCGGATGTCATCTCGGGGGCTGCCTCCAACCGAGCGGGACCAAATTATTACAATTGTTTTTTTGACAATATACCTCCCATGCATAGAAGTACGCGAACCGCCCATTTTATAAACTGTATATTCTATGGTTCGGGTTCGTCTATAAGCGGAACCTATTATCATAATGGTCCTATCGTCTCAAATTGTGTATTTTACGAAGCATATTTGATTGTAGCCGACCGACCAACCGGTGCCCTTAGGGCAACTGTAGTAAACTGCGTGTTTATGAATAACTCTGGTTTTGCGATTAGAAGTCCGCAGACATCACAAGAACCTATGATTATACTTCAAAACACACTATTTTTCAACAACACTAGCGGTAGTTTGGATGGAAACTTTAGTTTTGAGGGGACCAATATCCTCGACGCAGATCCAAAGTTTGTTGATCCTGAGAATAAAGACTTTAGACTACAACCAGACTCCCCACTAATCGGTCTAGGGTTTTCTTTCCTTAACCAAAACGCCGGACCATCGCAGCAAGTCCCTTCATCCGGGTCCGGTGGCACCCGAATGTCCTTCTCATAAGGAACGATCATGGCAACACTCACTTTCAGATTTGATGATGGCGGACCCATGCCATTCTAATAGTTTTCCTCGCCTTATCGTTTCCTAAATACCCCACACTCAACGAACATACCCTACTCTAGGAGACCGCCCAATGGCAGTCACACCAATTACCGTGCACTCATGGTCTTATCCCGAATCCGGAGCCACTGGCGCGGATGCCATTTGGTCTCGCCCATCATTTACGCCGCAAGCCAATCGCATGCTCACAAGTGATGCAAACTATGCCACCAGTGCAGCAGCGGGCATCGGTACAGAACTTGCAACCACAGTCAACACGATCAAGACAATCAAAGAGGGGTATGGTTACGAATACGAGAACTATAACATCTTCATTCAAAACTTTGATTCTAGCAACCCAAATCTCTCATACCTGCGTAATACTCTTGATGGTATCACAGCCGGAGGACAGTGGGTGACCGCGACACCGTTTATTGCAAACGGTCTTATCAGAGCCAAAGAGTGGGGAACACTGTTCCTTGCTTCTTTCGCTCTCAATCTTATCTCAAACGGGCTTCCGACTCCCGGTCGAATTCACTTCGACGAGGAACGAACTTCGATGGACCTTACAGGTGGAACGAATATTCCTCTGATCTTCGATGATTTGTATAGTAGCCCCAAGGCTCAAACTGAAACCATGGACGGGACTCAGACTTACCGTCAAGCGGTTGACAACTATAGAGACCGAAACTTCCAACCACTGGACACAGAGAATTTTGATGAAATTGGTCTCTACCGATTCAAAAACAAAGAACTTATCGAATTCGTTGCATACGCTGCAAAGAGACAAAAAGACTATCTTCTAGAGGAGTCTCTTTTCAAAAGAGCAAAGCAACTGTTCCCCGGAATCCTATCTTCTAACTGGCAGCATGCAGAGTTTGATCGAGACTTCCCGGCAAACGGCGGCGGTAAACTCTACACCAAAGAATACACGGACAGTGCGCCGTATTCAGACTTCTCTCAGATCGTTCTGTATACTATTTCGAATACCTCCTACCAAGATGCAAATTCGACCGTTCAAGATTGGAATGATGAGTTCGCGGGATTCACTAGTCTGATCCCACCGCGTGATGCTGAACATCGGTTTGTCTATCAGGCTTCTCGTAAAAATGATCTCGACGCGGCGGTGTCACAAAGAGACCCAAACCGAATTATGGTTTGGCATATGTACCCCGGATTCGCTCCTACCCTCAACAACTGGCAGATTACCAATATGTTTGAGTTTGAGGGTCTTGACAGCGTAACAAATGCTGTCTCTGGGGAAAACATCATTTTCTTCAATGGTGGTCAACAAGTTGGATCCGGAAAACTTGCATTCCTTGAAGGTATCACTAACGGGTTCCGTGGTTTCGTTCGAGACTACTCAGGTGGAACTACTGCCGACGCGGTTGCTCTACCGGGTGGTCTTTACGCTGTTACATCGTTCTTTGAATCCAAGGCATTTGGGGAGCGTTGGATAGACGGAGGAACTAATGTCTACGAAGTTCCGCTATCGGACATCATGTCATTTGTCACGCATGCTATGTCTCTTGGTGTCTATGAACACTTCCTCTGGCAAAATCCTGCTAATATGACCGACGACCGTTGGGGTCAACTGGCACAAGTTGTTCAGAAGATTGAGGAAGCAGCGGGTGTCCTTGAGGGTGAAATTGTTTCGGCACAGATCTCTCCAATTTCCGGTGGATCTCGTCTTGATATTGTGTTCGCCGATCCCGCGCAGGTTGCATGGAATGCGAACACCCTCGCGGAGATAACCGGAAAGAGACCGGAACTTATGATCAACGGGCAAGTTCAATCCCTGAGTAACTATGAATCTATGGTTTCGAAAAACACCCTCATCGTGAGTGCAACAACTTCCTATGTTGTTCAAAACCTTGATGAGTGTAGACTAACCGTTCTCCGTGGGTGGTTTACAGACACAAACGCCCCAATTGTTTCAAGTGCTACTTTGAATGTCCGTCGTGGTGAAAACGCAAACCCAGATGGTGCAGTCATTGCACTTGCGAACACTGCTGCACCCACACCACAGACAACCAAAAGCATTCACCCAAGGCGTAATCAACCCCAATATCCGGGAACGCATATTGGGGCTGATGCCAACCTGAATGTCTATGAAAATCCGTTCAGTTAAGAAATAGCAAGGACTCTCTGGCTTTCAGCAATCTTGATTGAAACTCTTGCACCAGCGCGGTGACTCGAATCATAGAGAATACCCATAATGTTACTTACCTCGAACATTTCTCGGCAAATCGCAGTCCAGCGATGGGTGTCCATAAACAACGAGTCTTTTGGTAGGATTTGATACATCAAAGGTAGCCAAGAAAGATGCTGTGGTCTAAAGTGGCATCTTACCGATGGAAAGACCGGCTGGGATGGAGATGCTTTTTGCATTTTGTTCAACCCATTCTGGACTCTCGTCGTCCAATCTATCAGTCTTGTGAAGTCTAGACGGGTTTCAATTCCAACCGAAAGTGAAATATAGTCTGCCAGACCGTCAAGATCGGGTCGAACAAGATCAGTGAGTAGAACAATGCGAACCCCCGGCATCTGAGATCGAATAGTCTGAACTGCTGTTGAGATCGTTTCGGGTGTGCCGAAATCTCCAACCGGAAGAACCACGCTGTAAACACTCAGTGCCATTGCGTTTTCAATGCTACCTTGTAGTTCCTTTTCAGACATCGCCCAGTTTTCCGAAATGTATGCGGCTTGCTGCAAAACTTCGGTATTGGTGTTACCGTATTTCTGGGGTTGCTCCACCGACTGTTCAATATCGAACAATGGAATTCCGGGGAAGTCTGGGCTTGCCGATTCTTCCTTGCCAGTCATGAACGCTACCCATTTATCAAGGGTTCCAAAGTCTTCCTTCGGTCCGTCTCTCCATTCTGAGTAGTTGATCCCCGGAATGGTTCCGGTCTGGTAGCAGTTCTTGGACCATGCTTTGTAGTCACCATCGAAGTTTCCGGCTCTCTCAGCATGACCGGTCCACCAACGGACATAGAGATTTCCGTTGTCAAGGTGGGACGGCTTCTTTTCTAATCCATGCTTGGACACGATGAAATCATGCCAATATGGTTCAAGACAAATGCCATCCCAACCGATATGTTCTGGGTGGTCTAGATCGCTGGATGAGATCCCTTCGATGAAAGAATGACGACCACTGATTTCTAGCGCGGCTCTCATTGCATCCAGAATTTTGTATTCTGGGGTCGATGGATGATAGGTGTTCAGGTAGTCAAAGCCGAAGTGAACAAATGGTCGGTCCAGACAGGCGCGAACAACACTAAGAAGTCGATCTGCCCATTCTCCAACTTTGGAGTCTCGCAAGAACCCTTGCAGACGCTTGGTAGAGAGTGCGCCGACATAAATCACTAGTTCAGCATCGGGGAACTCTTGGGCGAAGACATCAAGAAATTCTTCTTCAAAAGAATCAAGCAAAGCAATTGCTTCACTATAATTCCCTGTGGTATCTGATCCTGCACGGAGTCTAAGTTCTACAGGTGAATCGTACTGCATGAGGGTGTCTTCCGAAGTCACTTCACCGAAAGGGCGGTGGAGCGCAAATACTCGGAATCCTGCGGCATAGGTCTCTCGGACATAATCCATCAACCACTTCCAACGGTTTCGAAGAAGCGGAACAGCAAATCCAGATGGGTTGTCTTCGGTTCTCGTTGCCGAAGCAAGTTCAAAGGTCATCCAAGGTCGGTTGAGGCGACTTGGTTTTAGGTCTGCGATGAAAGGCATGGTGTCTCCTGTGTGGAGTCTAGGGGGTTCCAGTTATGTAGATTACCCAGTTTTACTTGAAGTCAACGGGGCATGCGCCACCGGCACAGTCAACATGTTCGAACGAAACATCTTCTTCTGCAAGTTCATTGTTGATCTTCTTCATATATTCCTGATAGTCTGCCTTGGTCATGCTCTGTTCAGGGAGATATTCGTAAGAACTTGTACCCTTGGTTTGCGGCATAACTGAACAGCAACGAATTCGAGATTGATACTCGGTTAGCATATCCTTGAAGTGCTTGTGGTCGATAACATCTGGGTCATACTTGAGAGTGTATGAAATCTGGTTGCCCAAATCTGTTGGGTGTGGGTTACCCTCGGCATCCGTTCCATGAATCCAATACTTCTCACCCAACATGAGCCACTTGTATTGATCCTCGGGACTTGCTTGACCAGCGGTCACGATACGATCTGCGGGCATAACCTGTGAGAGGGTTGGCGCGGTTGGGAATCCAACAATGCTTGTTCCCTCGTATGACTTCAATTCGCGAACAGGATACCCCATACTCTTGTATTCCTCAACCAACGGATCATCGGTTCGGAATTGAACATTTCGCATGTAGAACTTCATAGACGGCAAATGCCAACCCTCGGACAGCCCGAAAAGTTTTGAAATTGTGCCCGAAGGTTTCACAGTGGTTACCGTGTGAGGAACTTCGACACCCAGAATCTTCGCATAACGCTCGGCTTCGTCTCTCACAGCGCGGTTGAATCGCGCCAGAGTGAGCCAGAAATCCTTGCTTTTTTCTTCGTCGATGAGGTCGTTGAAATCGTAACCAAAAAACTTCCATGCAAACTCATGGACACCGGTCATTCCTACACCGATACGGTTTGTTCGGTCTACCTCAGTCTTGTAGATCGAATCCATGGTATTGACCCGCATGAGAGCGCGCGTTGCTGCGCGGAAAGCATCCTCGGCTTCTTCGATACTGTCGGCATAGAATGGTACAACATCGGCGATGACACAAAACCCACCCAGAAGCAACAGAACAATTTCTGCACATGGGTTGACGATCATGTTATACTTCTTACGCTTGGCTCGGCGAGCGAGTCGGCTAAGGTAAGACTGGGTTTCCTCTCGGATCTGATACTTCTTGGATCCGACATAATTGCCGTGGAGAAGATTCTGCATCTTGGAGTCATTACGCTTCAACTTGTCAACATTGATAAGACCCGGTTCACCCGTCCCGTCTCCATAGGAACATGCCGTAAGCATACGGTGAACCTTGCGAGCATGGATAGCATCATCGGTCATATACTCTGGTGTTCCCTTTTTCGTAGCAAGCAAACGCCAGTATTCTGCGTCAACGCAAACCGAATTGTTTGCCGACCACAGGAAAGACATGAACGGGAATAGTCCCTTTTCCTCGCGGTCTTTTCGCATCTCCATGACTTCATCAACACTCTTGCCATGGTATTCAATTGGTCGCTTGATCTGGACGAATTCAAAGATGCTTTCATCTTTCCAGAACTTGGTTGACATTCGGGCGGCTCGTCTCGCACCACCTACCAGAACACACTCAGCAAAGTAGTGGTCCATATAGAGGGCTTGCTTCCAAGGTGCGATACCCGCCCCCTTGAGGGTTGCTGCCTTGTTGAATGCGTTCATGAGCGGGACTGGACCGGATGCTGGTCGGTCTTGCATACCACCAATGGGTGAACCTGAACAGCGGACATCTGAAAAGTCAAGAATCAACATCTTGTGAGAATGAACCTTTTCGTGTGCCGCTGTTTCCCAGATTTCAAGTGCCTGCGCCCAACCCTCTCGCGAGTCAGGAACCTTGAACCACATGATATGCTTGCCATCCCCGTATTTGTGTTTGGCATCACGGACGCTAGTGTGAGCGGAGTAGTCAAAGTCTTTGTGGGAGTCATCGAGAACACAAATCAGGTTTGGAGCATGATCCCAGTCAACCAGAATCATATCGTCGTCATAACACCGCCCAACACCCGATCCGTTCAAGAGAAGATAGAACAGCGTGAATGTTGAAGCCGCCGTAGAACAGTTTCCGGTCACAAGACCGTTTGCAAGGGTAAACGATTGTGTTACCGGCTCCGAAACACAATATACCGGGACCGCTGTAGAATGAAGTTGCTTACTGACTACCTTTCGCTCGGCATTTTCGCGTAGTCGAACAGTGTAAAGTGGTTTGCCATTGGCAAAAGACCCGTCTCCATCCGTTCTCTCTTGACAACGAACAGCGGCAACGATGTATCCCGCGTAACTCGCATAAGACTTTAGCCACTCAACGGCTCCGGGATTGCTGGTGGAGATGATCTTCACTCCGGGGAGATCAGATTTATAACCATCCGCCAACCACCACCCCTGAATAAATCCAGCAATGTATTCCGGATCAGTAGTAAAAGGCAATTCTTTCGCGTGTCCGAGTTTTCCAAGATAGTAAACCCGATCACCGTCAGCGTGTGGGGGGGTGGTGTAGTGATAACCGGCTTTGTCGAAAATATCCCAGACTTGATCTTTTACGCTGTCTTTGTTGGACACCCGGATGCTTGCATATGTTCTTCCTTGAGATACCCGGCGCGTTGTGTCGATTCGAGACTTATGGGCAGTTCCATCGCCAAAAATGAGACCGTGAACAACCCCATCAGGATCCTGAGTGGTTTCTAAAACTGGTGATACGATTCGATCACCAACCTTTAGGTTAGTTGTAATCTTACCATCGGACAGAAACCATCGGTGGTTTTCGGTGGCAATTGCTGTATTTGTGTAGTGGTCTGTGGTCCCGGTTCGGCTTGCAAACTTGTATTCGTAGACATCTTTGTTGCCATGAGAAGAAACGAGCGCGGGTCTCCAAACACCATCTTTACATCGAACGGTTACTGTTTCACCAACGATATTACGAAATTTGACCGAACCATATTCAAGGGTGGCAATCTCGGTATCTCCGTCGAAACAATTCGTAAAAATTTCTTGTACGCGACTCGGCTGGTTTTCATCTCCATGCTGCAAGTGGCGACCTGACATGAGCAAGGTTGCTTTAGCAATATGGTGACGGAGTTTTCTCTGTTCGGCTTCCTGTGTGAATTCATCAAACACACCGCTTTCCGAAATCGGTAGAGGTGGGACAAGTAGGCTATTTCCAAGGGCGACTCTATCGGCTACATCTCCCCAAGTCTCGTATCCGTTTTCTCTATCCTTTCGTTTTCGTAGGATAGTTCTTTTAGCAACTGCAAATCCCATGCCGGGATCCAATGGTCTGTAGTCAGGGGATACGATATCGCCAGTAGTGTTAGACATACTTGATTGAACTCCTAGTTGTGTTAGACTGCCATCGGTGCTTTGATCGCAGGTTGTGGGTTATAATCTTTGAGAACGAAATTGTCAAAAGTAAGATCGTCAGGGACTTTGTTGGGGTCGAAATCGTAATCCACGAACTCAATTGTGGGGAAACCGGTTGGGTCTCGACGGATCTGCTCCGCAGCCGCATCAATATGATTCTCGTATAGGTGGACATCGCCGCCGAGCCAAGTAAAGGTTCCTGCTCGAAGCCCCAAAGTTTTCGCGAGAATATGAGTCAGCAAACTGTAACTGGCAATGTTGAATGGCACACCAAGGAACAAGTCACAACTGCGCTGATACATCACCGTGTTCAAAACGCCGTTTGCGACCTGACATTGAAACAAAACATGACACGGTGGAAGTGCCATTTCATGAATCTGTACGGGGTTCCATGCAATCATCATATGACGACGGCTTGTGGGGTTATCACGCATACTGTCAATCATCCCCTTGAACTGGTCCAGCCCAGTCCACACACCCTCGTTCATCCACAAATTGTAGTTACCATTCCAGTTTCGCCACTGAAAGCCGTAGCCGGGACCGATCTCACCTTCGGGGTAGAATCCAAGACCCCGACTTTCAAGAAACTCTTTGGAAGTGTTACCTTTCCAGATATTCACCCCTTTGGCTTCAAGTTGCTTGGAGTCCGTCGCCCCTCGCATGAACCAAAGAAGTTCTTCCACGATAGCCTTCCAGTAAACTTTCTTGGTGGTCAAAAGCGGAATAATCATTTCGCCGCTGCGACCACTCAGGTTGAAAGAAAGACTCGCACCCATAACAGTACGAGTCCCCACACCAGTTCTATCTTCAACTTTTGCGCCACGCTGAATGACTCGGCACAGGAGATGTAAGTAATTATTTTCGTCCAGTGTAATAAAGTGATTCGCCATGATATTCGTCGCCGTTTCCTCACTGGTTATATTACCAAAACCAACCTTGCTCATTACAATCTCTCTTTCGTTTGACAGGGTATCTAGCAGACACATGACTTCCAAGCGGTGAATTTTAGTGTTGCTTTGAGACCTTTTACAGAATTTTCATCAATAATTTTCTTCAAGTTTTCGGGGGAAACCCCATTTTCCACGGCTTTGTTTAGGTCTTTGTAGGGGAACTTAGAATCCCAGATACAGACCCGAAAACCGGCATTTATGGTCTGCTGAATCAACTTGCAGATATCTTTGTTTCGCGGTTCGTTGTCGAATACTACCGTTACCTTGTCCGCATCAAATGGAACATGCCCCTGTTTGAGATGGTTTGCGCCAACAATTGCTAGACAGTTTGGTAGGAATTCAGAGTCAAATGGACCCTCGACAACATATCCCGGCTTGTCTCGATTGAACCGTTCCATGCCATAGTATCGGTGACCCCGAAAATCAGGTTCAACCAGAGTGATGTATCGCATATCATTGTCGTCAATTGCCCGTGAGTTGAACCCGAACAGATCCCCGTTTGCGTTTTTCAGGGGGAGAACGATTCTTGGACCCTTCGGCAGTTTCCTCTTGGCATACTCCGGGTTGATTTCAATGGCAATCGGAGCGATATCATCGGTGTAGAACATTCGAGGAAACGCCTCGGTTGGGATGAGGCGGCTTTCCAAATAAAGGCGAGCAACATGGTCCTTTGGAAGATCAGAAATCTTCTCACCCAGATTCACGCTGTCATCAGGAATGAATTTCTGGAGCCGACTGTGTGACCCTTGGGCAAACTCTGAGATTGTCTTCTGTGGGGTCATTTTATTTTGACCCTTCGCCTGCATCTTCTCCATCTTGTATTCGGTGTGGAGTTGAGAGTTCTGGTCTTTCAGGAAGTTATCGAAAGAACATGCTTTGCCGCAGTTGTGACACTTGTATACTAATCCGGGGGCGTTGTTGTGCTCGTACAGATACCCCCGTGACTTGAACGGGTTCTTCTTGCTATCCCCGCAGTATGGGCAGCGAAAATTGAACTTCTTGCCGGTCTGCTTGAACTGCTCTAAGTTCATTCCAACAAACTTCGCAAATTTCATATCAATCCAGTCAACCATTTTTCATCCCATACATAGTATTACGATTTCGATAATGATACACCAAGGGATTCATTATGTCAACCCCCAAACCCAAATTTGTCTGTGGAATCGACTATTCCATGACCTGCCCGGCAATTTGCTGTCACCCGCTTGACTTAAAATTTGCATGGTCGAACTGTCAAGTATATTTCTTATCACCCGCTAAAAAGTATGAACAACAGTTTGCCAATATTCTCGGTACTCCATATCCGGATTACTCTCATGCCAAGGGTGACATCAACAAAGAGATGACCCGGTTCGACAGAATTTGCAACTGGGCAACCAACTCGATCACGGATTTCTCAACTGAACCGGGGCATGTTGTCATTGAGGGATACGCCATGGGAGCCAAGGGGCGGGTGTTTCATATCGCAGAGAATACTGGGATCCTGAAATACAACCTATGGAATTCCAATGGGTATGACATTCAAGTTGCGGCTCCAACAACGATCAAGAAGTTTGCCACCGGCAAAGGCAACGCAAACAAAGACAGAATGTATGAGTGCTTCCTAGAAGAAACGGGGTGCGATCTTCTCAAACTGCTTTCGTGTCAGTCTGAAAAGATCGGCAGCCCCGTTGGTGACATCGTAGACTCATACTATCTTTGTAAGTTCGGTCACCACTCCGAATCGCGGTAATCATCGTAGATCAAGTCTTCGATTTCCTCACCGTGGATTTGACTTCGTTTGTCCGTGTACTTAAGTTCTTCAAGAGCGATTTTTGAACGCTTGCGATCTACTCGTCTCTGAGTCTTTCTAACACTCTTGCCTAGTTCTCGGCGATCATCATCATATCGGCGTGATTGTTTCATGACACTTTCTTCATATCCTCAAAGGTGTTTCTGAATGCTTGGGCAGCATCGTCAGTCGAATAGAACCGTGGAATAAAATACCTGTCCGTGGTTTCGAGATTTGAAGCACCCCAGCGGTTGGCTATCTTGTTCCAAACCGGTGTAATATCTTTGACTCTGTATTCTGCCAGACCGAACGCCCCGTCAGCCCAAACCACTTCGCCATAAACAACAAAGCAGGGATCTCGACCGGGGATAAACGGTTGTCCCGTGTCTTTATAGACAGGGAGTTTGTTTAGCATTTCGAATTCGTTCACTTAGAAACCGGCTCCTGATCTGGGAAAATGTTGTGATACACACTCTCAAGGAAATTGCGGGTCAGACCACGGCATGGAATCTTCTCCCCACACACCATCGCCTTGAAAATCTCGGCTTCATATGGGTGAAGTGACTCACACAACTGAATGACTTTCTCCTGAATGCGAGGCATCTTTGCATGGTATCGGGGGTTCCCGTAGACATGCTGGATCTCTCGGAGCATCAAATGCAATCCGGTATCCGTGTGACCCCACGGGGCTTCATCGGGTCGATAGTTGGGGAAGTATGAGGCGTTCTCTCCTTGAAAGCACCACCACTGATTTGTGGCAAATACCATTTGAAGAAACATACCCAAAGGTCGGTTCATGTTCTCAAGCAAAATTTCTCGTTTACGCTTGACACTTTTCTCTTGGTCAATTGCTTGAAGAACTTCACCGATATAACGAAATTGTGCCATTTCAGAACTCCTGTATCTTTGGCAGTAGAGTGGTCAAACCATTGCGGTTGAAATATGTAGACAGACCGTTGTATTGCTGGTTGTATTCCTGCGAGAATGCGTCTTCAATTTTGGATACAATGTCATCGGGGATTCGATTGAGATCAATCAGAAGTTCATTCCGCTTGAAGTTACGGAACTCTTTCTCGGTCATGGCTTCACGAAGACTATCCTCGTCCATGCCAACCCAAGTATCAATCTTGGACTGCCTCAGTGGTTTCTGTCTCTTGGATTCCTCACAGAGACAGTCATCCTCGGACAGAACATTCGGAATACCGTCTCCGGTGTCCCCGCCGAGAATATGCCGACGAAGATATTCTTCGGGGTATCGACAAAGCATGAGATCTTTGTGGAGCGGGCTAACCTGAATAACATGCTCCATCGTTTGAAGTTGGAGAAAGTCTTTGTCACCAGAATAGATCAACACCGGATCACTTGTGCTGCGGCAGAGGACAGCGATAATATCGTCCGCCTCAACATGGTCGATATGTAACACCTGATAGGGGAAGTATTCGGCAATCTCTTTGCGAACTTGAGACATCATATCAAACAGAAGTTCCCAATTGATTTTGGAATCTGCTCGACGACTCTTTCGGTTTGCCTTGTAGTAAGCAAACTTAGACTTTCGCCATGAGTCTTTGCCGTCACAACAAAGGACGATTCTCCCGAATCCACCTTTGTATTTGTGGTTGACCATTCGGATCGTGTTGAGGATGGTATGCCGCACCATGCCAATACCCGGCATTTCGCCTCGGGTCTGAGCCATGATTGCGGCAATAGAAATCTGAGAGTAGTCGATGAGGATCATTTTGACTTTCGCTGTCGGAGTTTGTGTGATATGGGTATTGTAAACGCCCAAACCAAAATTGTCACGAACAGAGCAATAGATTCAACTTGAAGCATGGTTTTTCAGTTCTTCGATTCTCTTTCGGACCACCTGTGTTGCGCTTGCCCGACATTCTTCCATATAGATTCTGACAAATTCATCAACCAATCTTCCATATCTCTTGGCTTGACGGAGAGTCTTTGCTTCACACAAAGTTTTCATTACGACTCACCTTTCAAATTACAAAGAGTTCAGGATCACACAATCCTGATTGATTCGACCAGAGGGAACATCTTCCTTTGCGTTGATTCCCTTGTATTCACTCTTGATCGCGCGGATACCCTTGGTGGTGGTAGTCTTGACCAGACTATCTAGGTACTGCTCGCGGACTCGCTTCATCACTGATTTCTTGACATCGAAGTTCTGAATGGTAGTACCCTTGACAGTGAGACCGCTACCGTCCACGGATTCATAGATCATGAATTGACGGGTCTTGGTGTTCAGGATCACAACCTTGGATGCCCCGACGATCTTGCTGGGGAGAACCGACTTGACACCGCCGTATTCCTTGGTCTCAGACAGATACTTGACATTCTTTGTCAGGTCAATCGGGGACTTCTGCTTACGCTTGCGACGGACAACCCGCTTCTGCTTACCCTTCATCTTGAGCGCATCTTCAATGGTTCGAATGAATGCTTCGATGCGCTTCAAATGAGTCTCACGGAATAGGTCATATTCCTCTTGGAGTTCCTTTCGGTTCGCTAGTGCCGCAGAGAATTCTTTACGGTCCTCCTGAATGTGGGGAATCACTCGGTTAGCGATCAACGGCTTGATCTGATTCTTGGAAATCCAAGATTCGGGATCGAAGAAATCCTTGTCTTGACCCTTGGGGCGGTCATGCACCCCATCAATAAATTCGTCCACCACCTGTTGAAGTTCACACGCCAGTTCAGCGGCTTTCTCGTTCATCCGGTCTTGGACGCTCGGACCCGTTGACTTTTTCTTCGTCTTGGCTTTGGCTTTCTTCTGTGCCTTGAATGCTTCCTTGAGTTCGTCAACCGGATCCAGAACGCGAGATTCATCGACCGGGTATCCCAGAGTCAGCATGTTCGCAAAGCGACCGACGCGAACAAAAGAATTCGTGTCGGCACCGCGAACGATCTTCAAAGTTTCCTTGTCGGCTCCCTCATTCCTGAGGTATTCAACAGTCCACTCCTTTTCCAACTTGGGAGTAGCCATTTGATTGTACCAGTTCAACGCTCGGACAATGGCACAGTCCTGTTCAATTTTGTCTTCTACCCACTCGGGGTTGAATTGGTCAACAGTTCCAAGCATGGCTTCCGTTACCTTGGCAGCGACACCAGCGGAGACGGCTTTTCCTCGTTTTGTACGGGGCATTCGGTTGGGTTCCTTTCGGTCTGAAAGACCATTATACCAGAATTGAAAACCCCTGTCAAGTGTCATCTCGGCAGGGGTTGGGGTGTGGAGTCAGATTTTTTTGAGCAGGGATTCAAATTCTCGCTGGAAGTAGGGTTTCGGGTGCAACTTGAATGTCCCAGCGGGAGATTCCTTGACACCCATCGACCAATTGTCGGCAGCGTCCCGTCCCAAGTTTTTCTTGAGATCTTGAAACGCTGCTGTATATTCGGAGTCACCAATAGTCTTACCACTCTTAATGGTATCGATTGCCTTGCGAGTTTCGGGTTTCAACTTTGCCATAGATTTTCTCTTTCGGTTAGAAGTTTCACCCGTATGTAGAAATCAGTCGAAGTCACCTTACGCAGCGACCTTTCGACCAAAATCATAGGGAGACAGAACCCAGCGATCCTCACAAGTTGCCCAGAGAGCAAAGTAACTGGAAACCTGCGCCGTGTCAAGTTCCGTCCAACCGTAGGAGTTGCAGTAGAAATGACGGACAGGACCGGAATCTTCGAAACGAAGTGAGACTAGATCACCCGCCGAGAGGGAGGGAAACATGTTGAAGATCAGTTCATCATCCGGTTCAACCCGGTTCTGCAAACGGAACACCGCATCCAGAATGCTTTCCGGATCCGAAGTCTGAAATTCCAGTTCCCGCCAAGGGGTCAACTGACCACGCTTCCACTGAAATCGAATTTGAATGCCAACTTTCATGTGAATTCCTTTCCTTGAATCCTGATTCAGATGATACCCAGAGCGCGACCAAATCGCGCCGCACCCGACGACCCCGAAATTCGGAACACGGTCAGGAGTTCGTCAACGATGGTATCGAGTTCCTTGACCCGAGCGCGCCGCCAAGCGTAGCACTCGGAACGAAGTTCCTTGGTGGTATCATGGAGCCACCCAAGGGTCTGACTTGCGGTCTCGACCGCTTCCCAACCGGGAGCCTCGATGCCGAAGTCAGCCGTGCAGGGCATGCACTTGTGAGCGGATCGGGGGGAGACATAGAAGCACAGCATCCGCCAGACATACGCCGCTTCACCGTCAGCGGGCTTCGACGCGCGGAGAGTTCCGCCACGACCCTCGATCAAGCGAGCGAATCGCTGCGCTTCGGTGGAGAGAGCGGAGACATTGGGCATTGCAGGCATGGGTCTTGTCATTGAGTTCCTTTCCAAGGGTGAGTCTCAATTATAGCAGATACGCGAACCCGCGTCAACGGCTAAGGGAGTTATCCACAAAGAATTCACAAAAATATTGTCTGGTCTCCGTTAGGGTCACTTCCAGTCTCGCTTGATCTTCCGATTGGAAAACCCCTCGGTGATCCCGTCCAGATAACCCGTAAGATGCTCGATATCCTTATTGGGCAACCGATGCCCATGACGGGGCAAATGGGCTTTGAGCGTGTCCAGAGCCGCTTCTAGGTCCGCTACGAGCCGCCTACGCTTCGCCGCCTCGGGAGACCCGGTAAAGGTCCAGAGTTCGTCGTGAGAGCAATACAGACGGTCTCCGGGAACCCCTTCTTTATTGCAGGAGAATACCCACCCGTTTTCGGTGGTCACTTCGTTATCGGTCACCTTGACCACCTTGAGCCGTTTCGGGGCTTCACGACCAAATACGGGCTTCACCCACGCAATTGTACCCACCTTGACGGGAGTCTTCCTTGCCATGTGTCACTTCCTTTCACCCCCCATTATACACTATCGGCAAGATCCCTGCAAGCCTTTAGTGAGTTATCCACAATTTTTCGATTTTTTTCGATTTCTGCCAGATTCCCCTTGACAGGTTCGGGAACCATCGTATAATTGGCGTGTCGCCATTTGAGGGATAGATCTATTGAGAACCAATTATCACTCAATCCAAACAGATCCCGGACAAAAAAATTGTGGATAACTCATTAAAGGCTTGCGGTCGATCAACCGATAGTGTATAATGGAGTCTCACCTTTGGAAAAGAACCCGATGCCCACCCGTGAACAGATTGAATCGTATGTCTCAGAATGGAACGAGATTTATCAGGACTTCTACCAGAAGACTTGCCCCTCAATGAACCCGTCTCTGGTTATCAACTGGGGTCGGAAGTATGCTAAGATTGTCGTGACCCGACCGAACACCCCCGGTGGATCGGTCCATGCGTTTATCGAGATCGCAACTGGTGATATCTTCAAGCCCGCAACTTGGGCATCACCTGCTAAGCATGCCCGTGGTAACATTTCTCAGCCGATCAAGACCACGATGACCGGTTACGCTTACTCACCCCCTTACCTGCGGAGTTGAATCATGCGATTCCCCTGATCACACAATCAGATTTGAGTAGCCCCGCTGCAATTCATGCTGCACGGGCGAATCTTGAAACTGCGATACTGGGGGTCTTGCAAGACCCAGTAGATCGCTCTGGACTGGAACAAGAATCTTTTTGCTCTGGTCTACACAATCAAGCAATCAATTACTGATTATGTTCCAAATGCAGTTGATGTTTTGTGCCGGGCATACTTCCCAGAGTTCCCGAATAAGACAATCTGCCAGTGGGGAGAAAAGCATCTTTACAAGATGACATATGCTGGAAAACATGATATCATGGGATACCGTGCGGGGAAAGAGGGAGTCAGATATTTGCGGAAGTCTGACGAAAAGGTGTTTCAAAATATTCTGAAACTTCAAGAGAAAAATGAAGAACTTCTGGCAATGCGGGCGGATGACATTGACAGGGGGGTGGTTACCGCGTATAATGGAATTTGTTCACAGACGCTTGCATACCACGAAGGGGAAGACGATGCAGAAACTTGATCGAAGCGAACTGAGCAAGAGTGGAGTTGAAGGGATTCTCGCCGGGGACAAACCGGTTTCGGTGGTGTTTACCAAAGCCGATGGTTCCCGCCGAGAGATGGACGCAACCCGAAATGTCCGGTTCATCCCGGAGAGCAAAATGCCGAACGGAGGGGGTCAAACCCGAGTTGAAAACGACAATCAGGTTCGGGTCTTTGACACGGGATTGCAAGAGTGGCGTTCATTCAACCTTGATCGGCTTCTGAGTTTGGATGGGGTTGAGATCTCATGACCGGTCTCCCCGCGATGATTATCTCACTTAGTGCATATGCCCTTGCTTGGGTTGTTTTCATCATTGCTCTACGGATTGCCACCGAGTGGGATCTGAGGGTTTTGAAAAACAAGCAACTTGGTCTTGAGGGTAAAGAGAAAAGGTGGACCCATCATGCTGAGATGATTTACAAAACCCGACGCGAACCGTTACATCGGAAAATCAATGTTTTGATGATATCTGTCGCCGGATATCCGGAATATTTGGTATGGATTTTACTGTGAAAGAAAATTACAAAACCGATTCATGGTTTCTCGGAAACATACTCGCCATCATGCATGGCGATGGTGGTCACTATCAAGCGGACCACGGTACCGAAAAAGCAGTTGAAGATGCCCTGAAAAAGTGGTATGATAGGGCTGACCGAATCGAAAAGTTGGAATTTCGACTTGAACTCGAACGCGAGTATCGGAAGAATCCACCGAAGCCGACCATCGGACTCCAAGTAAAACGATTCTTAGGTTTCCTCTTTCGGTGGGGATCAATCTTTGTGATTTTCTGGATTTTTCTGTATCTCGTTATTACTCTACTTTATCTGGCAGGATGACTATTATGCATGGGAAAACCCTTGTCGGTATTACGGTCGCTATCAGTTTGGTTGTAGTTGCTGTTGTGATCTTTGGATCTTTCAAACAATCTCATCCCGGTCAACAGGCAACCGGTCAGGGTTCGAAAGACCCCCCAACCGCTCCGGGTGGGGAACCGGAAAACTATTACAGCATTCAATCTTTGGATCCATGGATCTATGAACTTTCATATCCACCGATTGAGGGGTATGAAGATGTCGGTTATTTCTTCAACCGATTGAGTGACGACGGGAAGTATGTCAGCGGATATGTTCGATACCGCCCGACCACCGAAGACTCAAATGAGTATGCCGCAATCTATTGGGATCCACCAACGGTCTTCCGGGACAAAGCGCAGGTGATGTATCTTGAGCCACCTGTTGCAGCGAGTGGTCTTCAATATGCGAAGACTTGGGAATCCAATTTTGACTTTTCGTATGTTGTGGGATCTGCTCTGAACCCGAATGCACAGTGGATCCCCAATCGTGCAGCATACTGGACTGCTGGTGGGTTGCAGTTTCTAAATCCACCTGCTGGATACGAACTTATTGGTGTGATTGGTGTCTCCAATGACGGATCCGTAATGGTCGGTCATGCCCGAGACGAAAGCGGAAAAGAGTATGCTTTCCGGGATGACTCTGGTGAAGTGACAATTCTATCCCATTTAATTGAAGGCGGTGAGTCGGCAGCCACCCGCGTCTCTGGCGATGGAACTACTGTAATCGGGCATTCACTGAACAGCAATGGAAAATTCGTGGCGGTTCGATGGATCGGAACAGACTTCATCGAAGACCTTGGAATTGACCAAGAGGGTGACTTGGCAATCTACGCCAATGATTGTTCATATGATGGGTCAACTATTGTCGGTCGCATTCTTCGCAATCGTGAAGTAGAAATGCCCGATGGTCCCGAGACAAGACCTATTGCCACACACTTCTGGTGGCATGAATCAGATGGGTTCTATGAAGTCCCTGAGATCGTCAACTGGCGGGGTGGATCGGACTTTGGATATGACTATGGCGGATGGAATGTTACGATCAGCAAAGATGGTCGAGAAGTCTTTGGGGGAGCAAACGGTCTAGCGTATTACTGGTCTCCCGATGACCCCGAACTTTATCCCCACCCCGATCCGGATATTGTATGGTATGAACCCGGATTGAAGCCGATCCGTACATACTTCCGTATGCGAAACCGTGAATCGAACTACCCGTGTTGCTCGTTTCAGACCGTCTATGATGTCAGCGACAACAATCGCATCTTTCTGGTCAAAGTGAAACCCGGTTGGGGGACGACAAGTATCGTAGTTAATGTAGGTGTTGAATATCTACAGGCAGACCTAAACAAGGACCGACAGATTGACATGCAAGACTTGAACTTGGTACTTGCCAACTTCGGAACAGGTTTGATTTACGGTGACGCAAACGGAGACGGTTGGACCGATCTTGAAGACTTGAGCATTGTGCTTGCCAACTTTGGATATGAACAGCCACTACCAGAGGATTGATTATGAAAGACATTCAAAGCCCGTTGGACCTCTATTACCAGTTGTTGATTTTGGGGGAGAAACACGACCTCAAGGTTACATGTAATGAAATTCTTGACCGAGCGAACCGTTTGAGTCGATTCACGATCAGTAGCACTAGGGAACCGGAAGTAGATAATCTAATGATTTGGGCTACCGCACTGCGATGCGCACAAGTTGCATATCTGGCAGTGAGAGCCATCAAGGATATTGACAAGGATACCAAAGAGATGTTTGGTCGATGGGTGGGACAGTGTGCAAAAATGCTTGACGGTGCCATGCAAGGATTGGAAGCCTCTCCATGAAAGACATTACTGAACTCATTCACAAGATAGTGGACGGTGTGGCAAGGATTCTTGAAGCGGCAATCGGAGAACTCTATAATATTCTGTTCATAGGGTTCACTTTTTTACTCCCGATCTTCTGGTATGGCATGCACTACATGGTGGACACGCTTGCAGACAAGGCAGATCGCGAAATTGGAAGGGGAACCGATTTCATGATCTTTATCGCGTTTCTTCTGACTTGGTTTTGTCTACTCGGTCAGACATTCAATGAAAAGAGAGAAAAGTGAACCATCCGGGAAAACCCTCAGTATACCGTCCTGACGGATCCATCGACCCCTTTGAGTTTGGGCGGGCAAACTATATCGCTTGGATCGGGCAATACGAGCATCGGGGTGACGAGCCGTCGATTCCGCTCCCTTGGCAGGCATCCGATGCCGAATATCGGTCTTTCTGGGATGGTTGGCGACACGAAAGAGAAATTCACCGCCAAAACTCCCGAACAGATACCTGACAAAAAAATTGTGGATAACTTCCCTAAAGGGTTGACCCCCGTTTGCCGATATGGTATAATGGGGGTGTCCCCTTTGGAAAGGAACCCGATTGACTTGGAATAAATTGCCGAAGAACTTTCGACCGAAGCGAGAACTCGACGATATTGATCTCGATGCTGAGCGTGAGGGTAACGCCCTACGAACTGCCCGAACCGAGCAGGTGATTCGTCGTCCGGTCGGAAAGTCTGTTCGCCGTCAGTGGGATGGTATGGATCGCGCGGCTCACCGTCTCGATGTCCGGATCAAAAATCGGTATGTTGAGAAATCATCATGAAGTGTAACTTTTTCCTGACAGATTGTGTATCCTCGGATGGTCCGTCTATCACCGACATGGTGGACCAAGCCGAAGAACTTGGTTCGGCATACAAGTGCATCGAATCGGTTATGCAAAATCAATCTGATCTTGTGGAGCCGGTTCACGAACTGACTCCCATGGCGGTCTTGAAGGGGTGAAAGAGGCGGGAGAGATCCCGCCCTTTCTTATACTTAGACCCAAGATAGATAACCGTTTGGGAGTAAAAATATGACAACAACTGCAACAAAATCCGAAGTGGTTGAAAACACGCCGGATGCCAAGGTTGTTCTGGATGACCTGAAACGAATACGCGAATTGCTACGCCATGTCAAATTGGTTCAAGAGGCAGCGCAGCGTATCGGGGAATCACTGATCGAACAGGGTGACTCTAAGTTGGGGCGTGAATTGATTGCCAATAGCATGAATCACGACCTTTCAAAGTTTCGTGGAATTGAATGGAACGCTATTGGTAACCGAAACACCGGCTGTAGCCAAGACGAAAAGCAACTGGCAATCCTCCAACATGTTCAATCGAACTTACACCACCCTGAGTATTGGGGGGGTGTAAACGATATGCCAAAAGTGTATCTGTATGAAATGGTCTGTGACTGGTTCGCTCGGAGTGTTGAGTTTGGAACCGACTTGCGAGACTGGGTAAAGGAAACTGCGGTGAATAAGTATGATATTCGCCGCAACAGTAAACCGTGGAAAGAGATCAAACGCGCTTTGGATATTCTGCTTGATCAACCATTCTGAAAACCTAAATAAGGTGTCATGGGTCGCCGTAAAACAATCACCCATTTCGTATCCGAGATCGGCGCAGAAGTTCATGCCACCCTCGCTGACTTGGACTTTTGGTTCATTGTTTTGGCGTATCTCGCTTTGTCATGATGCTCAACAAAGGGAGAATTTGGAATGCAGGACAAACCGACCACCGGAGAAGACCTAGATCAGTGGCTAGATGAACTTGAACAGGAACTTGAAAAGGATTGACATGAAAACTATGACGGCTCCTCTGAAAAACAAAATCTCAATCGCTCGCCACCGTGCGATAGTCTCTCAAAGACAATCTCTACACAATGGCATACTTATTACTAAGACCGCCAAAGCCAAAGACAAGTTAGACAAAATCACCAATCGTCTTGATCGGGTTGAAAATTTGCTCTCCAAACTTGACGGTAGCGATAGACCGTGGTATACTAAACCAGTCGTGACTTTCTGGAAGCAAAAGGTTGTTCTTCGCCGTAACAAAAGACTCCGTGATGCCTATACCAAGTATGACAGCATCCATCGCAGTCTGTCACACGCAGAAAGTCAGTGGGGAGACCTTTACACCCAACTGCGAAAGCATCTTCAAGAGGAACAGTTCATTATCAATGAACATGAAATTTCTCGCGTCCGCGAGTCCGTCGAAGAACAGATGAAGTATACACTCGGTTGGTAATTTGAAAGGTTATTATGAACATCTTCGCTCTGGATCCATGCCCAACTAAGTCTGCTCAAATGTTGGCAAACCGACATGTTGTCAAGATGATTCTTGAATCGGCGCAAATGCTCTGCACTGCCCACCGAGTACTGGACGGAAAGCGGCAGTTTGATCTAACCAGCAATCGAAAGAAGACTCAGTATATTCTTCATGATGCAGAGAAAGACAGTCTGTTCTACAAGGCGACTCATATCAACCACCCTTGCAACATTTGGGTTCGGTCTCACCAAAAAAACTACCAGTGGCTTTACACTCACTTCGCATCACTTTGTGCGGAATACACCAAGCGTTATGGCAAGGTTCATGCAAGCGAAAGAAAACTGCTTGTGCCTCTGTACGCCGCACCGAAGAATATCAATAATACACTCGGGGACCACCAAAATCCACCCCGAGCAATGCCAGACCAATACAAGGTGTTCAACACCTACATCTCGTATCAGGGATACTACGCAATCGAAAAGGTTTTCAAGCGACGGATTCATGGGTGGAAAAACAGAAACATTCCGACATTCATTTCTTCATACCTACATAACCTTGGACCTGATGGGGTGAAATTGTTCAACGAACTCAATGCTACTCAAAAAGAAATGAATCTCAATGCCAACTTATGACTACAAGTGTTCGAAGTGTGAGCATATCTTCGAACGCAGTTCAATGATATCTGAGCGGAATATCCCTGAAACCGAACCCTGTCCGAGTTGCGGTGAGGAAAATTGCGTTCATCAATATTTTGGCGGTGGGGCAGCAGCAATTGTTGATCCTGTTTCCATTGGTCGAAGAAAGCCTGATAGTGGATTCAAGGAAGTTCTGCATAAAATTCATGAGGGAATGCCCAAAAGTAACCTTGACAAAAGCCGATACTTCTGATATACTTTCTTGATGATTTGTTATGAACCCCAATCTGCCCACAACGATGAGATTTTCGCCGAACAGGTTGATGGATTTCGCTACTACTCTATTCCTTACGGGACGGGTAGAGTCTGGGTTCCGTCCGTCACCACCGTTACCGGATATACCAACAAAGAATTCTTCAAGGAATGGCGAAAGGATCCGGCAAATGAAAAGAAACTTGATGCGGCGATAAACCGTGGTAATGCGGTTCACGATGCTTGTGAGTTGTACCTGAAAGGGGAATCTTACGAGCATCTTTTGCTGGATTGCCCAACACACAAACAATGCTTCAAGGCTATTCAAAATGTTCTAAACCGCTCGGTCGGCAAAGTGATTGCCCTCGAAGAACCCCTCTACAGTGTCGAACACAAGTTCGCCGGTCGTGTAGACTGTGTTGCTGAGTTTGATGGGGTCTTGTCGATTATCGACTTCAAGAACACCGAGAAACCCAAGCGGTCTTACTGGATCCAAAACTATTTCCAGCAGGCAACCGCCTATAGCATCGCATGGGAAGAATTGACCGGTCAACCGATCAAGCAATTTGTCATTCTAGTCGGTCATGCAGACGGGATGAAATGCCAAGTGTTTCGAGAGCCAACGGTACACTATAAACAGGATCTATATACCTGTATCAAAGATTTCTGGAAGTCACATCTTCCAACATACAAGCAACACCTAGAACAACTGAAAGGTTATACACCATGAGTTGCTGCAAGAATCCTAGTTTTTTCCGTCGTCTTTTGTGCTGGGCGTTCGCCCCCAGTACTTGTGCAAGTCATCCGTCCTGTGACGATATCGCCGAGTTTCATACCGGGACCGTGTTCAAGGTAAAAAACTCTGATCCACAACCCCGCTCGAACGCTGAGTATTTCATGATTCGACTGCGAGACTCGGACTCGGACTCGGATGCCGTTGAGTATGCTCTATTCACAAAGCATGCTATCGAGCAAGCAATTGAACGGGCGAATAAGAATCCCGAACACATTCCCACCGAGATTCGCGGAAATGTCTGAGTTCAAAGCAGGGATCATGGATCCCCATATCCAAGAAAAGTTCAATAATCAAGTTCGAGAGATTGTCTTTCAAGATCCAAGCGTGAGTTACATTGAAGCGATTTTAGAATCCTGTGAACACCATGGGATTGAACCCGAAGCCGCCAGTAAACTCATTAGCCGCCCCATTCGTGAGCGGGTTGAAATAGAAGCCCGCCAACGGAATTTTCGAGTGGGAGAAAAAGTTTCTCGCCTCCCCATCTGATTTTGTCATTCCTTTGCTGAGATCATACCATGAAAGCCCACACCTATTTTACACCAAGTCACCGTATTTTCTATGATGACTTCCTAAAACCGTCGTTTCCGAAAACCCATGAACTGATCGTACATGAATACGAGCAGATCTGTCAAGAGAAAGGTCGCTGGCGTTCACCGGGCTTCTACAAGACAGTATGCAAAAAGGTAGAACTACTGCGAGATTTGGCAGCGGATCCGAACGAGGATATGTTCTTATTCATGGATTCCGATGTCCAGTTCTTCAATGAAGATACGGTTACTGACTTCATCGAATACAGCAAGTTCTCTGTATTCGATGATGTCCACTTTTGGTGCATGGATGATATCATGCCCTGCACAGGTTTCATGTATGTGCGATGCAATTCAACAACCGTTAAAGTGTTTGATGAAATGATAGAACTCATGAAGCGAAACGACTCAAAGTCTTTGGGTGGAGATCAGAATGCATTTCGGTTTGTAACAAACAATCATCAGGATTTTCAGGGTCGAATAATTACCAGTCTGCTTCCACGATTGATCTACTGCAATTATGCCCATCTTGAAACTTTGAATCAGGGTGGGAAGAAAGATCATTATGTCTGGGACGGTCAGACACCAGTTGAAGTTCCGAACGATGTCATTGATGCCATGCGAGTTCATCACGGAAACTACACCATCGGCGTAGACAACAAGTTTGCTTTGATGAGTACGGTTCGAGAGCAAGTCAAGGCACGCAAGGAATCCAATCAATGAGCAAGCCGGTGATCTTCAAACCATCGCCGTCATTTGGTCATCCCGGAGATGGGTTCCGGAAATTGATCGACCTTTGGTCGGCATCGGGATTTGTCGAAGTCAAAGAATCGCCGAATCGCTACTGCTGGTGGGGTGAACCGGGGAAGATTCTTTTGCATGACCATCATCGTGTCTTTGATGTTGTGAGAGATCTACCCCCCTATGAGTTTGGTTTGTTCGGGAATATGGCTCCCAAGGATGAAAGACCCGACTGGAATGATAGTAGAGACCATCGCTGGATTTTCTGGTGTCGATATACCGATCTAGTCCAACAAAACATTCAAGAGGGGATGGTCATTCCCCCGAAAGACCGGTATCTCAACAGCATCTTTTTGGGTCGAGTTGAAAACGACCTACAGACCCAGAACCGGTTTCAATCCCGAATCGACTGGACCAAACATATCGACTTGATTCGAATTGTAAGAGGTCTCCAAACTCCACACCCATACCCGCCGAAGCATTATCTCATCATGATGTCTCGATCCGTGTATGCTTTGCTTCTTCCGGGATATGGGAACAAGTGTCACCGAGATCTAGAAGCGGTTGCTATGGGATGCGTTCCTGTTGTGACTCCCGGTGTTGATGTTGTCAACTACCACGAACCCATGCCAATTTTTGCCGAAGTCAAGACAGACCAAGAGGCAAGTGAATTGTTTGAGAACATTGATCGTTATGACCGTGAAAAATTTGAAATGTATGGAGAGCAGCAAAAGGAATTAGTATCATGGTGGTTCAGAAACAGTTCGGTTCGCGGATCATTCTTGACGACACAAAAAATTGTCAAGAGTCTGATGGGATAAAGAGAGACTACCTTTTCGTTCCTCTGGACAAAGGTGGGTTCGGTGCGATGGTTGCAGCGGAGTCTTTTTGACCTTCCACGAACCGGATCGAAACCCAAAATGGTCCTATGTCCAGACCACCGATGGACTCCCGGATTCTCCCGTTGTGAGAATTGCAGAGAAAGATCCGATTAGTGATATTGCAACATGCGGAGTTTATGTTGCAAGAAAGAGTAATGAACTTTTTGATGCTATTCGTTTGATGATCTTATGGAATGAGCGGGTCAATAATGAATTTTACATTGCTCCCGCTTTTAACCATCTTCTCCCACAGTCAAAAAACTTTAGTTTAGGGATTTTCCCATATTCGGTCAAAATGATCGGTCTTGGCACACCCGAAGATTACGAAAAATATTATTTTTCCTCCTAATTTCTTGTTGACACATGTCAAAATTCGGGTATAATACAGAAATATTATGGGAGGCAAAGACTATCATGGTATCACCCGAGTTTCTAGAGCGGAAGACAAATTTGCCGCCAAGGGTAGGTAGTGCAGAATATGCCGAACAATTTCTCGGAAAAGGTAAGTCGCCATACTCATACATTTATGCCGATAACCATCCCAATACCACTCAATACCCCACCCCAACATACACAAATTCCGCATCGTCTCCCCCGATGACGAACGCACAGTTGTTGAGAGCCCATATCATGTCGCAACCATCTCAAGAGGAAATTGATGTATGCTGGTTTGGTTTGACACTGGACCAAAAAGGTCATGTTGCTTTTCAACCAGAAACTTCGACAGATAACATTTTTTACCAGTTGGCGTGTGATATTCGATCTAGTCCCCGTCCGGATGGATACCGCAACATATCCGAAGCGAAGATCCAAGGAACCAGAATTCGTGTCGGTCCGCAATTCAAGATGCATATTTACACCCCCGAGAACTATGAAGAACCCCGGTTTACATGGTATATCCCGACATTCGCAAATGTTGTTTTGGTCGGGGGAAAGAGCATGGGTGGATCCAATTGGTATAACATGGAGAATCCGATCCTGTCGGATACGATTCGCATTGGGGAGAAAGATGTCACTGCCCCTGAAAGCATTTTGAGTCCAGTCTGTCTCTATTCCAATTCGGTATCGCCCATCAACGCTTCCCGGCACTGGGTGGAGCATTCGCGATATCGGTCGGATACTTCGCTATCAAGAGTAGATTGTGGATCACAGACCTTTTCGGTTGCATTGAAAATCTGCGAACAGGAATATGCACTTTTCGAGAAACGACGGTTCCAAAAGACTACCGCCCCCCGAAGATTTGCTATTGAACTTGTCTTTTCGAAAGAAAAACTAGCCCGGCTTCCGAAGCATGTTTCTCTGGAAATCCAACAACAAAACAAACAACTTATCGCTCTGATGAAATCTTTTCCTGATGGTGTAGTCAGGGCGAACGCAGGAGATCATCAGGATTATGTCCATATTCTGATACAGGGAGAATACGAATGACCGTGGTTGTAAAATATATGAATCCAATGAATCTAAAATCAGGCAACGAATGGATTTCAAATCAAATTGGAAAGATCGACTCACGAACCCCGAATGTTTTTGCTGCCGGTAAAATTGGCGCAAACGAATCCATTCTGTGTAGTAGCGAGCAAGTTACTTCTGATATCCAGCAAAGTTGTGCAAGTCTTGCTGGGATCTACCCTATTTCAGAACAAGATCGGTTCAAAGAAAGGTTTTGTGATGCTGTTTCGAAAATGGATCTGCTGTGTCCGTGGAATATCAACAATGGTCGGGGGGAAGAAAAGATCCTTGATCGGTATGCGAGTGAATCATGTGAATACGCCGAACTCAAAACACTCGATCCTCTTGAAATTCCATCCAACGAATCCCGATGGTCTCACGCTCTAGAGGGGTTTCGGGTTTTGGTTATTTCGCCCTTCAAGCAGACCATCCTACACCAATATCAAAACCGTGAGTGGGATCAAACCGGCATTCTTCCGGAACTCGCTTCTCTGACTGTTCAGAGAGCAGACTACTGCAAAGCGGTTTGTCACAACGGGTTTGACAGTTGGGAAGAACATTTGAATCGCCACCTTGACGAGATTGACCCCGAAGACTATGATATCGCTCTTATTGGATGCGGTGGTATCAGTCTCATCCTTGCTGCGGAACTCAAGGATCGCGGATTGTCCGCAATTCATACTGGTGGATCAACTCAACTTTTGTTCGGTGTGGTTGGTGGTCGATGGGAAAACCGCCAAAGCCACACTCCGCATATCAACAAACATTGGACTCGACCGTTTGTTGAAGATCAACCGGATTTTCCAGATGTCATGGAAAAATATGATGGTGGGGCTTGCTACTTCTAATGATTGAACCGGGTCTCAAGATCAAACCATATGATGCGTACTGTATTCACAATGCCGTGAGACTTCACTTCCAAAGCGAGAAGTATGATTACTTTCGATACAACGGTAAAACCCGAGTTGTGCAACCAAGTGAGTTCACGAAAAACAAGCAGCGGTTTGACTATCTTCGACTCGTAAGAAAATGCCCCACTGCGATTGAAGTTCAAAACTTTTGCGCATGTAACTACGCCATGGATCGGGCATGGTTTATCACAAAAAACGACACCACGGAATCACTCGAAAGGTTCTCAAAATGGAAGCGGTTTTATGAGATGCCGTTTCATTTCTTCGCGAAGGATCTGAGTAAAGCCCGAGACCGTGTAATCCAAAATCAATTTCCGGCTAATGCCTTGTGGAACCGGGTTGGTGAAAACAACCCAATTCTTTATGACCTTTGGTTGTCCGGTGAAATTCAAACCGAGACTGTTTGTGTTCTTGACCATATCATGGGTATCTTTCAACTATGGGACGATTCCCAACAGTATGATCCCTGTTGGGAAGATTTGTGTTTCAGTGTTCCACAATACACGCCGTTTGTCATGGGGTTAGTGGTTGACCTCGATGAATATCGAGACAAGGTGAAAGAAATTGTTATGGAGATCCGAGAAATGACTTGACTTCCGCCTACATATAGGGTATACTTCTCTGAATCGAAAGTATACGAAAATCGTATCAGTTGTATTAGTCGAATAAGCCGTATCATAAGGAGAAATTACTATGGCTAAAGACCCATTTGCATCGCTTAAGCGTTCCCGTGAAGAATCCGTCCGTCAACTCAACGAGAAAGCGGACAAACTTGCAGGGGGTAAAACCTCTTATGTTGATGAGCGAATTTGGAAGCCGACCAAAGACAAAGCCGGAAATGCCGATGCCGTCATTCGCTTCCTTGACACCCCACTAAATGCTGAGAAGACCGCACTGGAAAACAGCCCTGTTGTCCAGCGTTATAGCCACGGCTTCGAAGTAAACGGGAAGTGGCTCATCGAAGACTGCCCAACCACACTCGGTTTGCCGTGTCCAATCTGCGATGCAAACTCTGAACTGTGGAACACCGGTTTGGATTCGAACAAGAAGATCGCAAGTAGCCGCAAGCGTAAACTGTCTTACTACGCAAACATCTATGTCATTAGTGATCAGGGTAATCCGGAAAACGAGGGCAAGGTGTTCCTATACCGCTTCGGTCGCCAGATTTGGGATATCATCGAAGAAGCCCGTCAGCCCCAGTCGGCACTTGATGAGGCGATGAACCCGTTTGACATGTGGACCGGGGCTAACCTGCGTGTTCGCGTTCGAAAGAATGAGGGTGGGTATGACACCTACACTTCATCCGCTTTCGAATCGCCGAAGCCACTCTCAAACAGTGACGACAAGATCAAGGAAATTTGGTTGCAGGCATATCCGCTTGAACCCGAGATTTCCCCGACTCTGTTTAAGTCTTATGACGAACTCAAGACTCGTTTCGACGAGGTTGTGGGAAATAAGACTCGGATCGTCAACCCGTCTACGGAGTCTGCGGCAAACACACTCCCCGAAGCGGAAATGGGTGATATCGAAGAAACCGCTCCATTCGACGGTGACGAAGATACACCCAAGGTCGCGTCAAAGACCAAGAGTCCAGAAGACTTCCTGTCTCAACTTAACGAATTGACCGGCATGCAAGTTGACTGATTGATAGAAAAAATTCTATCAATCATACCCCGCTACGGCGGGGTTTTTCATGCACATGCCTACTACATACTTACAATGGCAACACAAAATCAACCGACGCAATTCAATATGAAAATCCCTACCGATGTACGAGTCGATAGGGTCAGACTTATATCATCCAATGGTGAGAGGGTCGATCTTTCGGCGATGACTGAAAGCATCGACATTTACGAGGATATCTTCTCAAACACAATGAGTGGATCATTGGTCTTAGTAGATGGAATGGATCTCGCTGGGTCTATTCCCATTATCGGTCAAGAGACACTAGAGATTCAATTTAGATCCCCGGTTCATACAAACCCATTCAAACATACATTTAGAATCTATAGACTGTCTGACAAGACTACCGATAACAAAGACAGTGGTCAATACTATACAATATTTTTTGCGTCTCCAGAAATTATTTCTAATCGTAAGAAGAAAGTTTCACTTTCCTTGACCAATCTTTCTCACGGCGAGATGGTTCAACGGTTATTCGAAGAAGTTGAGTCTTTGAACAGCAAGGGGATTGTCAACCTGACCCCAACCCCCGATATAGATTCGGTTGTCATTCCCAACTGGAATCCGTTTCGAGCAATCAATTGGGTATGCTCTCGGGCATATCTAAATGGGGCTTGTGACCTAGTTTTCTATGAAACGGTCGATGGGTTTCGCTTGGAATCCCTTTCTCAGTTGGCACAGAACCCCCCAAAGTATTCCTACAACCGCGCGCCAAGAAATCGTGCAAGCGATGCAAATGCCCCCCAAAGAGATATCCTGTCGGCGTATTTTTCGGCTGAGGAAATCACCCTCAAAGAGCATCATGACCGTCTAAAGGGGACAATGGATGGTATTTACGCTGGAAACCTAGCAGTCTATGACTCTTTCAACAAGGGTATCGACTACTCTGTTTACCAATACAATCAGAACTACGATGAAGTCCCCCATATGGGATATCGCTCATTGCCTTATCAGAATGATTTGTTCTCTGAGGGCATTGAATCTTATGTTCAGTATCACCCATATCCCTCACGCGCATATGAGAATCATCGAGACCCAAGGGATACAGTTCTCAGACGAAACGCTCGAATTCAAGATTTTGACTCATACACTGTCTTTATGACTATTGCGGGTAACCCGGATATTCGCCCCGGAGATACAATCTCGATCACGGTCCCGGCTCCTAAAGCGGCTCGTAACCAGCGAAAAGAAATTCAAGAGTATCAATCTGGGGTATACATGGTCCGGGTTGTGCGGCATAACATCTACCGCAATCAGGAATATCGCTGTATGCTTACTTTGATGCGAGATGGATTGGGCGCACAATTGCCTGATGAGAAAGACGGGACTCTTGAAAATCAAGACGGGTCGAACACTGTGGTTGACCCGAGAGGTTAGAATCCGTTTTCGATATGACGACGGTCCAAGGTACTTACTTCGGCGAAAGATAGAGTAAGACTAATCTGACTTGGGGATTGTCCTCTATCGTCACTGTCAGCAAAAAAGTCTGGGTTTTCATTCGGCATGTAGTTGACTTTACACTCTGTCAAAACCGAAGGCATCACCCGGTTCATATACTGGTTTTCTTTCATGTTCGAATAGAACAGAATGTCAAACTCCGAAGGCATCGTAAGAAATGCGCTATCGGTATTGAACACCGGGTGCATGTGAAATTTGAAAACTCGGATGATCTCATGGACAACGAGCATTTCATCTCTGTTTCTTGGTGTAAAAATAAACTCATATGAGAATGTTCGTTGACCCATAGTTTCGAAAAGAAACTCAAGGTGGGGGTTCTGAACATTTCGGGTGATAGACCCCATCACCTTCGAGTCGCCGCCCATGGGTCGAAAACGCTTCACTGCTCCCTGAATAACCGAATCCTTGATCAGTTTGCTGCTGTCAGCATCCAGACTCGCGTTTGCCCCGGTTTGATTGAATGAGTTTAGGATTGCTCGACCGGCTGATCCAAGTAGGTTTTCAGCAAGATTGTAGTTGGCAGAATAGTTGACTTCAACACCCGGTGGCATGTAGAGGACAACAGTATCCTTGAGTGTTTTGTTTCGCCCTAGAATATCAGTCTTTTGGGTGATTGTTCGATTATCAATTCTGTTGTTCTCGCCGGTGCTGTCTATTGCTTTACCCCGCGACTGCCCACCCTGTTGATTCAGTATATCATCAACGGTGTCAACCACTCCCCGCTCCTCCACGCTGCTTTGGAATTCTTGGAGTGCATTTCCTGCGACTGCGGCAGCGACTTTACTTGCTCGAAACATGTCGCCCAAACTGAATCCCTCCACTTCAAATGCCTGAAACATAATGAAGTGTCCCGGATTGGATTCTCTCAAAATATCCAAAGGATACCCATAAACACTCTCACCCGAACTGTTCCCCGAGAACAAGTCATTCAGGGTCGGGTCACCAGTTTGATTCTGCGATACACCACCGGCAGGGTTTACACCCAAGTCTCCGGAAATGTTTCCCAGACCATTGGTGTCGGCTAAGTAGGGGATATTACCAAATTGGTGGGGAAAACTAGCCACTCTTATCGACCTCCGCTAGACCTGTTGTTGGCAGCCAATGATGGTTCAAGATTGTTTTGGTTTGTGGCTGAGAGATAAGTTGTTTGTGCGCCCGCGTTGTTGACTTGAATGTTATTGTTGCTCTGTCCGGTCTCTGCCATTATCAATGCTGCCTTTGTCAGTCGATCAACCGCTGCATTGAACTCGGCATCTTTAGCAGGATCCTTCTCTCCGAACTCTCTCACCAATCTTAGATAGTTAACATCATCGCCGCCGTATATTAGATCCTGTGCCTGCTGAACGGAAATCCCGGTTCTATCTGCGACTTCGTTTGCGGCTCGGATCATACGGTACTGGACCGGTCTGGGTCGTTCTTTGTCAGTTCCATCTTCGTTGATTCCAAAAATCCTCGCAACCCTTCGACCAACCCATCCACCGACAGCGAGAATAGCGGCACGGATAGCCTTGTAGATATTCTCAAAAGCGCCGACAACGGTATCTCTGATCTTATGCATGAATCCGATGATCGACCCACCAATGGTTCCGGGTTCTGTGCTTACACCCAACAGGTTGAGGATCTTTTCAATAAGGAACAGATGTAATCCAGTCACCGCTTTGACGAACATGGGTGGGATTGATGTAATGAAAGTTACAACACCCTTAAATGCGGTCGGTAGCCAGCCAGCAACCCATTCAAGAATTTCCTTACCCTTTTTCATTATCCCCCCCCAGACCTTTTCGAAAAGCATTTTGACACCCGGAATAAAACCTTCGTTTTGGAAAGTGTTCCAGATCTCAATCAGTGGTTCGAACAAATCCTCGAAATCAAACAGACCGAAAGTTAGGAACTCAACAAGCCCGGCAATTGCGCCAAGGATAGCACCCTGAAGTCCTGTGACATCCTCGCGTTCACTTGCTATAGACATACCTTTGAACGCACCAAAAATAGCGGAGAAGAATCCAAAAACAACATTTACAAACGGGAGAAATTTGCCGACCGTGCCAAGGATTTTGGATAGGAAGGGGACCACCTTGATAACCTTTCCAACGGTTTCACCAATAAACTTTGTGACAACTTTGATCACAGGAGCAATTTTTTTGATCACAGATTTGATCACAGAAGCAAATTTAGTGACTATTTTTATAAAGGTGTTGGAAGTGAGACCACCGGTCAGAATATTGGTGACAATTCTTGCGATTCGACCGAATCCCGATAAAAAGGGTTTGATTCTTTTTTGTAGGTCCGTGAGTAGTTTCGTGATTGACTTGACAAGTTTCGTTTGACCGAGAGATTTTATCGCCCCACTAATCTTTTGAAAAATCTTTCTAACCAGAAATGGCAGTCTGCGAGCAAGCAATTGC